ATGGCTCAGTCTATACTAATCGAAAACTTACAAAGGAAAAATGATGCGGTCTATCTGCACAATGATAATTTTCCTAATGATAAGAAACCTTTGGTTACTAAATCAATCGACGCACAGGATATTATTGCTGTGGCAGGCGAATTGAATGAGTTTGTAAACGAGAAGTAAACTTAACCTGCTCGTAGCTCAATTGGATAGAGCATTAGCCTTCTAAGCTAAGGGTTGTAGGTTCAAGTCCTACCGAGCAGGCCAAATTTAGTTAGGTGTTGACTTATAACACGAAATAAGGGAAGATAAATACTGTTATGGCAATTCAACCAACAAACACTAACTTCTTATCACAATTAGGTGCTAAGTTTGTATTAAAGAAAATACCTAATGTAAATTACTTTATACAGCAAGTAGCATTACCTTCAGTTGATTTAGGAGAAATACAAGTACCTACACCTATGAGTAATAGGTTAAAGTATCCAGGAGATCTAGTTACCTTTGGTGATCTAGTTATAACATTTAGGGTCGATGAGGATTTGAATAACTATAAAGAGTTATATAATTGGATCCTATCAATGTCTCGTGTTGAAGATTTTGAGTCAAGCACAGCTTGGGCAAATGAACAAAGTGCGGGTAGTGATGAAAGAGTCTTTAGTGATGCTACATTAACTATACTTAACAGTGCAATGAATCCTAATCAGGAGATTACATTTAAAGATGTATTTTGTGCTTCACTTTCAGACTTGCCATTCACTACACAAGCAGCAGACGTTGATTACATCGAGTGTACTGCAACATTCAAATATAGAAGTTTTAAAATTAGTTAATGAAAATAAATGAATTCTTAGATGCAGCAAGAGCTGGCATCGTAACGGTGACGTTTAAAAAAATCAACAGTGAAGAGATCAGAGTAATGCCATGTACATTGAATTCTGATATTCTTAAAGAGAATGGAATAGAAATAAGTATTAATAAGATATCAGATGACTCAGATCATCTAGTATGTTTTGCTATGGATAAAAAAGCATGGAGATCCTTTAGAGTTAATACAGTTATAGAATGGAGTATAGGTGAACCAGAAGAAAAGGTTAGCAATAAAGGAAGCGATAGTTGATACAGCAGTAGGGACAGCCATTATGGCTCCTCTTAATTTTGTTATTATTTCTATCTGTTTTTCGTTGTCTTTTAATGCGTTACAGACTACAATAGCCTGTACAAGTGTGTTGTTTTTTATTGCGGTAGCAAGGAAGGCAACTATTAGATTATATTTTGAGAAACATAATGACATTAGAAGAAATACAAGCACTGTGGAGTAAAGATGCTCCTGTTGATAGAACAGAATTAGCAACTGAGGCTAGTAGAATCCCTCAGCTACATTCTAAGTACTTTAAGATATTCTCTACAGAGAGATTGCTATACAAGAAATTAGAACAACAATCAAAACAATTGTGGAAGGACCTATGGGATTACTACCAAGGCAATTTTGATTATGAAGAACTTAAAGAAAGAGGTTGGGATCAAGTCAATACAAGGATACTAAAGTCAGACTTAAGTATTCATATAGATGCAGATCAAAACTGGATTGATAGTAATTTGAAACTAGCATATCAAAAAGAGAAAGTAGATTTTGTAGAGTCAATAGTTAAGTCATTAAACAATAGAGGGTTTAATATCAACGCAGCTATTCAATGGGAGAAGTTTAAAGTCGGTATCTAATGGAAACATTAATAGTTAAAAAGATTAATGAGGTCTACATGGAAGTGGATTGCGATGGTGGTTCTTGTTGGGAGCTACAGGACTACTTCACGTTTACTGTTCCAGGTATGCAATTCATGCCAGCAGTTAGGAATAAGTTTTGGGATGGTAAGATAAGACTATTTAATCCTCAAACTAAAAAAATGTATGGAGGTTTACTACACCACGTACAGAAGTTCTGTGAAGAGAGAGATTATAATTTAGTCATTGATCCAGCTTATGCAGATCAAGAATTTAGTTTAGCAGAAGCTAAGCAACATATCAAACGATTAGATTTACCATTTGAAGTCCGTGACTATCAGTTAGACGCTTTTGCGCACGCTATGAAAAAGAAGCGATCTTTAATGTTGTCACCAACTGCAAGCGGTAAGTCGCTTATCATATATTTAATATCATCCTTTATAAGGAAGAAGACTTTAATTATTGTTCCAACAATATCTCTAGTACAACAAATGGCAGGAGACTTTAAGTCATATGGATATCAAAGTGAGCCTCATTGTATTACTGCTGGAGTAGAAAAAGAAACCAAGAACCTACTTACTATTAGTACATGGCAATCAATACATAAGATGCCTAAGAAGTGGTTCGAGCAATTTGATTTAGTTATTGGAGACGAAGCTCATTTATTTAAGAGTAAAAGTTTGACTTCAATAATGACTAAGACTGTTGGTACAGAATATAAATTTGGATTTACAGGAACACTAGATGGTACTACAACACATAAATTAGTGTTAGAAGGATTGTTTGGTCCTGTAGAAAAAGTTACAACGACTGATGAATTAATTAAGAAAGGTACATTATCAGAATTTAATGTTAAGTGTTTGGAACTACAGTACCCAGATGAAGTAAAAAAGATTCATACTAAGGATAAGTATCCAGATGAAGTAGATTTTTTAGTAAGGAACGAAGCTCGTAATAGGTTTTTAAAAAATCTAGGAATAAGTCTACAAGGCAATACATTAATGCTTTATCAATATGTAGAGAAGCATGGCAAGCCACTGTTCCAAGAAATAAAAAAATCTATAGAACATTCAATTGACAAAGATAGAAAAGTTTTTTTTGTTAGTGGAGAAGTAGATGGTAATGCTAGAGAAGAAATTAGAAAGATAGTAGAGCAAGAAGACAACTCTATCATTGTTGCTAGCTTTGGTACATTTAGTACTGGTGTTAACATAAAAAGATTACACAACATAGTTTTCTGTTCACCATCCAAGTCCAGGATAAGAGTTCTGCAATCAATAGGAAGAGGATTGCGTACTGGTGATGGCAAGACAATAGCAACATTATTTGATGTAGCAGACAACTTACAATGGAAGAGTAAACAGAATTATACACTTACACATTTTGCTGAAAGAATTAAAATGTACAATGAAGAAAAGTTTAAATATAAGATATACAAGGTAGCACTAAAAGAATGACAGTCAAAGATAGCATAGCGACAATTAAATTAATGTCAGGCGAAGAACTGTTAGCAATAATAGAAAGTTGCTCTAATCCTTTGCATCTTAAACTAATCAATCCTGTAGTAGTCCATAAACAAAATACAGTGGCAGGTCCTGTTTTATCTGTTTCACACTGGTTAATGTTTACAGAAGATAACGAAATCGTGATAGAACGTAAGAATATCGTTGCCATCAAATACGGAATAGAGGACAATGCTATAGAACATTACCTCAAGTTTACCCGTAAAAGAGGTGACTTTATTAACTTTAAGAATCCACAGATTGATGATATCTTAAAACAACTAGGAGAGAAAGCGTTACAACATCAAGATGAAGAATTTGATCTAGAAATAGATGTACAGACAGATGTTGCTAATACTACTATACACTAATGCCAAGAGCAAAGTCAGAACATTACGTAGATAATAAAAAACTATATGCAGAGATGGTAATATATCTCGAAGCAGTAAAGGAAGCAGAAGAATCAGATTCAGGCAGACCAAGGGTACCCGAGTACATTGGTGAATGTCTATTAAAGATATCTACAAGACTATCTACAAAACCAAATTTTATAAACTATACTTATAGAGATGAAATGATAAGTGATGGTATTGAGAATTGTATCAACTATATTGGAAACTTTAACCCTGAAAAGTCAAGTAATCCATTTGCATACTTTACTCAAATTATATACTATGCATTCCTTAGAAGAATTCAGAGAGAAAAAAAGCAGTTATACATTAAGCACAAATCGTTAGAGAGAAGTGTTATATTTGATGAGCTTGCAACAACAGATGGCAATCAAGAACAGGGTGATCAAGGTGCTTACATTAATCTTGACACTCCTTATATGAATGACTTTGTAGCTAACTTTGAAGCTAAAGAAGAAGAAAAGAAACAAGCAAGGAAAAAGAAGAAAGGACTTGAAAATTTTGTTGAGGAAGATAAGGTAGAGGATGATAAATGAAGATAGCTTTAATAACAGATCAGCACTTTGGAGCAAGGAATGACTCTAAGAGAGTACATGATCACTTCCAAAAGTTTTATGACAATGTATTCTTTCCTGAGATTGAACGCAGAGGCATTGATACTGTTATTGATCTTGGTGACACTTTCGATCGTAGGAAGTATATCTCATTCACATCACTCAAAAGATCTAAAGAGATGTTCTTCCAGCCACTCGCAGATAGAAAGATCGATCTGCATGTCATCGTCGGAAATCATGATAGCGTCTACAAAAACACATTAGAAGTCAATAGTATAGATTTACTATTAGAAGAATATCCTAACATAACAACATACACGAGACCTGAAGTGATAGAGATGGATGGTACAGAGATTCTATTGGTTCCATGGATATGCCAGGACAATGAGGAGGAGACGTTTGTAAAAGCCGATAAGACGACGGCACAGATCCTTCTAGGCCACTTAGAACTATCAGGGTACCAAATGTTTAAAGGTGGGTTCATAGATCACGGTATAAGCGATCAATGGTTAAAGAAGTTTGATTTAGTTTGTAGTGGTCATTACCATCATAAAAGTACTACAGGTAATGTAAACTATCTTGGTACAGCATACGAGATGACTTGGAGTGACTACGACGATCAAAAAGGATTCCATATACTAGATACACTAACAAGAACCCTAGAGTTCATTCCTAATCCTCATACATTATTTCATAAAGTATGGTATGATGATACAGAATTAGATATGGCTGGTCTACTACAACAGACAGAATCATTTGCTGACTATGAAGGAAAGAGTGTTAAAGTTATCATAAAGACTAAGGACAATCCTACACTTTTTGATATGTTTATAGAGAAGCTAGAGAAGAGTGATCCTCTACAGATACAAGTAGTACAAGATCATTTACACTTAGATATGGAAGATGATGAAGACATTATAGATGAAGCAGAAGACACATTAACAATACTTAATACATACGTAGACAACTTAGAAATAAAGAATGATAGAGTTGACCTACAACAACTACTAAGAAGTTTATATGACGAAGCACTAAGCATAAGCAACTAATATATTATGATTACATTTGAGAAGATTAGATTCAAAAACTTTCTATCATACGGAAATAATTTCACTGAGATAGACTTAAACAAACACCAAGATACTTTAGTTATTGGAGAGAATGGAGCAGGTAAGTCCACGTTCCTCGATGCACTTTCTTATGCTTTGTATATGAAACCTTTTAGAAAGGTAAACAATCCACAGCTTGTAAACAGTATAAACAAGAAGCATTTGTTTGTAGAAGTAGAGTTTAAAGTAGGTGGAAATCATTATAAAGTGTGTAGAGGCCATGCGCCAAGAAAGTTTGAAGTGTATCAGAATGGTGAATTACTCAACCAAGAAGCTCATACAAAAGACTATCAGAAGATACTAGAGCAACAGATCTTAAAGATGAACTACAAATCCTTTACACAGATTGTAGTATTAGGATCCAGAAACTTTGTTCCGTTTATGCAATTGTCAACTGCAGATAGAAGAACTGTTATTGAAGACTTGCTAGACATTCAAATCTTTAGTGTAATGGCTGGTATACTGAAAGATAAGTTATCTGTAAACACTAAAGACCTAAGTCAGATAGAATATGAAGTCAATCTAATCAATGAGAAAATGGAAGTACAACAAGAGTATATTGATAAAGTAAACCAAGATAAAGAAGAAGTGCTTCTCAAACTCCAGAATCAGATAAATGAAAAGACGGTAGAGGTAGAAACGCTTGTCCAAGAACAAGAAAGTTTATTAGAACAAGCAACATTATTAGCTGAACAGGCTGATCCATTGGAATCAGTATCAAATAAGATACAGCAATTCCTCACACTTGAGTCACAGATAGAAACTAAATTAACTAAACTTAAGAAGCAGTTATCATTCTATGAAGATAACGACTTCTGCGAGACATGCGGACAGGAGATAGAACATGAATTCAAACAAGAACAAATCGAAGCGTCTAATTCGTCTATCTCCGAGACAAAAAGCGGCCTTAAGCAGCTCGAACAAGAAATTAGTAAGAGCTCACAACGAGTCAATAACCTCAGAGAAATCAAACAACAAGCTACGGACATCTCTCAAGCAGCCTCTAATAAAGGAAGTACGGCAGCAGCAATTGAAGAGATTATTGAAAGTCTTCAAACTGAATTGGAAGAGATACAGATTGAAGCTGGCGAAGATGGTAAAGCAAAAGAACGATTAGAAGAACTTAATAAAAACCTTGAAGA